GGCCACAAAGTAGCATCAACAGCAGAAGCAGCATAATCCTGGTTGAACTGAAGTGTAAGAGAACCCTCTTTTAGACCAGCAACACGAGTAACCCATGTTGATCCAAACGAAGTAGTAGTTATGTCATTAGCAGAAGTTTTTAGTTCAACCTGAGTAAGGTATGGAGCTAAAGCAGTTGAACCATTAATGCTAACGCTAAAGTCTGTTGCGACAAAAATTGCCATTATTATTCCTTAACTTGCGAATACTTGAACCGAGAACTCGGCACTTAAATAGTCTATACCACCCAAAGACACCGAGCCATAAGCGGAAAGCTCTGCAACATAAACATCAAAAGCAACCCCACCTAAAGTCTTATCCGATTCTAGAGCAGTCTTTATAGACCCCTTACCTTGACCAACATAAACATCAAGATTCTGTTGAGCAACACGCTCAGCAACACGCCCCACAATAACAGAAACTTTAAAAGTGTATTCACTCATACCCTTTTGAAAAGCCCTATTGTAAGCAATCTTCTCCAAACTAATCAAAGCTGCAGGAGGATTCACATTATCAGGCAAAGTAGCAATAACCCTCAAATTATTTATAGTCTGAAGATTAGCAACCAAACCTGCTCTAAGATCAGCGATAGAAGCCATTAAGCGTTAGTCCTCATAAGGCGATACTGCTCAACTAACTGCTGAACATCACCATCAAGACCACGCCCAACACGCATAATCCCAATATCTGAAATACCGGCAACACCAAGAGGACTCTCTAAACGCTTATAGATACGAGAAGCCTGGATAATAGTTGCCTGCTTAACTGCAGTTGGCACAGAAGCCCAACCAAAAGTTCCAGTAACCTTCACCAAAGCATTATCACCAAGAATAGGGAACAAATAGTGTCCTACAGCTCTAATTGCTGTATAAGGGCTATAACCACCATTAGCGTAACCATTTACAGGCAACTTTTCATAATCCTTAGAACCATTCGCCTGAACATTCCCGTTCCAATGCACATCATAAAGATAGTAAAGGTTAGAACAAGTATCTAAAGAAGTAATATCTGAAGCATCATCAATCCAACAAATATATGAATCAGTTGCAGGATAATAACGAACCTCGCCAGCCTGACCCTGATAAAAATAGCGGTTACAATAACCATCAATTAAACGAGAAGCCGACTCAACAGCCAACTCTAATAAAGAATCATCCAAAGTATCATTTACACGCAAAGCAGCCTTAACATCTGCAAGAGTGCAATATCCATTAGTTATAGCCAAAATAAGCTCCTAAAATCTATTCCTATTTTACTTGATTAGCGACTATACGCTTTTTCAAATCAGTAGTAGAAATCCCCTGCTTATATGGCAAATACGCTAAACCAATCTCCAACCCATCCAACCACTCCTGGCTAAACTGCATCTGAGCATAATAATCACGCTTAGCCCAATCATCACCAATAACCACCCAATCAGGCATAACAGTCAAAATAGCAGGCTTAGAATCAGCCCCACCAGTATTAGCAACAACCTGATCCACAAACCTACAAGCCTTGAGAACAGCCTTACGCTCCTCAAAAGACATAACAGGCGGCTTACCCTTATACGCTTCAATAAACTCATCCGTATTCAAAGACACAACAACCCTGCCATCCTCACCAGCGAGCTTACGACACAAACCTAAAAAGTTAGCATGCCCAGAATGGAAAAGGTCGAAAGTTCCACCGCTGTAAACTATCTGTCCCAAGAGTTCGCCCTCCTAACAGCCAAATCCCAAAAACCCTCACTCAAATCATTTTCAGCAACCTTCTTATCAAACAGTTGAGAGTTCCTTTGAAAAGTCAAATTATTTTGGCTATGAAAACCAGAGTTCAAAGTGGAACTATTATCATGCTGCAAAACAGCATGAATAAACTTAGCTTTCACACCCTTAGCCATCAACCTACGCTCATAATCATTATCCTCAAAATAAATCGGGTGAAAACGCTCATCAAACAAACCAGCCTTCAACACTGCACCCTCACCCAAAACAAACCCCGACCACTTAGGCATAATACTCAAAAAGTTGATCGCATCAGTATCAACCTGCTCAGAAATCTTTTGCAACGCCCCAGGAGCCAAAACACTATCATCATTCAACAAAACCCAATAAGGAGCAAAAGGAGTAGTTTTCACAATCAGATTCAAACCCCCACCATAACCCAAACCATGAGGAACCTGAATAAACCACATCCGCTCAACCAAATCAGGCTTCACAGGCTCATATTCACGCCGACCCGAATTGTCAATAATAACTAAATCCTTGACAGGATAATCAATCGAGCTTAGTAATCTATCTGCAAGGTCAAACCTTGAATAAGTCAAAAAACCTAAAACAGGAATCATGCCTTAGCAATCAACTTCTCAATCAAAGGCTTCCAACCCTCATCAAAAACCTTATCCGCATCATACTTCTTAGCAAAAGCAACAGTATCCGGAAAATCTTTACGACCACGCTGATAAGCCTGCTCCAAAGCATCAGCAATACCCTGAACATTCGGCACATTAAACCAAGCATTATGCCCTGCATCCCACAAAGGTTGACCATTCACCAAAAACGAATCAGGGCCAGCCAACTCAGCCGAAGCAGCAAAATTAGAAGTAATAATCGGCACACCACAAGCCTGAGCCTCAACCTGAGGCACACCAAAACCCTCACCATAATTAGTGAACAAACCAACATCCCACGCCGAATAAATAGCAGCCAAAGTTTCCTGACTAATCCCATACTGATAAGCAACAGGATCAACAAACTTAACCTTCTCAGCAGGAACACCACAAGCAGCCAAAATGTTACTCAAAACAAAACCAGACTGCTGACCAAAAGGATCGGAATGAATATATAAAACAACATCATCATGCTTCTGAGCAAACAAACCAAACGCCAAAAAGTTTTCGGCAACAGCCTTCCTATGTATGAACCCACCAGCCTTATTAGCAAAGTTCATGCCAACAACAAACTTATCTTCCCCACCAACAAACTCACGCCCACTAATACCCTCCGGCAGTTTAGCAGTTGGCTTAAAAATCCTTGTTTCAATAGCATGAGGAACATACTCCGACTCAACACCCTGCGACTCAATCATAGCTTTACCAAAAAGACTCATAGCAATAGGAGTAACATTCGGTTTACTCAACCAACGCATAACCTTCTCAGGTGCAGGCTGATGATCAATAGGAACCCAAGAAGCAATAGGTAAAGTATCAAGTCTAGGGTTATCCAGGAGAACCCAAACATCATAAAGAGTAATAAGAATCTTCGCCAAATTAGGATTCTCAGCAGACCAATGCTCAAAATGTAAAGGTAAAACATCAGTCGAATATTGTGTCATACCACGCGAATAATGAGGAATCTTACCGTTACCAGTTTCAATAACAGTGTTCACACCTTCACAACCATAATTCGACAACATAGCAACCTTATGGCCTGCCCTAGTTAATCGAGAAATCACCTGCTTAGACTGAGTTCCATAACCAGTCGGCTGATTGAGCGAATTAGAATACCAAGAAATAGCTGCTTTAGTCATTTATATACCTTCATTTAAAACGATTTGATTGGCTTTTTTAATAGCCTTTTTTTCTAATCTTGAAACAATAAAAGGTAAAAATCCTAATCTAGTTACATAAACAATATTCCAAGTTCTTTTTTTGGAATCTTTAAACCAGATTTCTACTTGTTTTTTATCTACTATTGTTGCGTGCCATTTAACTGTTGTTTTAGTCATAACAACAGCATAATAGAAAACTCCCCCCAATCCAGCCCTACGCAACCGGAAAGAGGGGAGTAATCTTAGTGACTACCTATTAAGCAGTTCCACCCTTGAATAGCTTCATGTGGGTTGGCTGAATAAGAGCAGCATCTGCACGCCATAGGTAACGGTAAGTTACTAGGTCAGAACCGAATGCATAGTCAGAGCTGATGTCAGTCTGAAGACCGTTTACGTTTCTGATAGTGAAAGCCTGAAGATCGCCGGCAATCACTGAAACAACACCTGAACCAGCAGAAGCAAGAGCAGGAGTTTCATAAACAGTTACACCACCAACAAGGTCACGCTTACCCTGAGCCTGAGCTGGCTCGAAAATAAAGCGACCGTAACCATCCTTCAGCTTACGCATCTGGCTGATAGAAGTAGAGTTAGCAAGAATACCGAAAGAAGGCTTTTGACGAAGTGCACCATCAACAGAGTAAATCAAGTCGAAGATGTTATCGGCAGTGAAACCACCAACAGCATTAGGGCCTGAAACAGCAGTTGTAGAAGCAGAACCGACAACACCAGTAGCTGCAGTGTTAACGATACCCTTTGGCTGAACAGTTCCAGTTCCATTGATGAAGTCTTGACCAAGAGCGTAACCGAAAGCGTTACCTGCCTGAGTGCCAAGATATCCAACTAAATCAACTGAAGTGTCCTTCAAAAGTTCATTAGCGACCTGAGTCAAGAATGAATACTTGTAGCTGTTTAGAGTTACGAAACTGTTGAAACCAGGGTCAGAGCTAGCAATCGCAGAACCTGCAGCCTTGATAGTTGCAGTAGAGAATGCTGACTGGCTAGGAATCTGTAGAGGCTCACCAGAAGTAGTGTTGATTACAGTTCCAAGATCCAACAGAGGGTTTACCAAACGAGCAACAGTAATAATCTGGTTCCAGAATGAAGTTGGAATCGGAAGTGTTGAGTTAGGTAGAGATGGAGCAAGAGTTCTAGTTTCAAAAGTGTGTGAACGAAGTTCACCTAGAGCCAACTTGCGGAGAATGTCGCTCTCATTATCTGAAGCAGCAGCTTCAAAGTTGATAGCAGACTTAGCGATAGAAGCCTTTACAGCTGCTTCGCGAGTTTCAAGGTTGATGACAGTTTCACGAGCTTCATATGCTTTATTTAGTTCAGCAAACTTAGCCTCATCTTCGCCTGACCAAGAACCGCGTGACTCAGCAGAGTCAACTAGATCCTTCATCTGGTGAAAGAGTTTATTTTTGTCATCTACCGCTTTTTGAGATTCACTCATAAGGGTTGTTCCTTTCAAAGAACATTAAAATGATTAGATTAGTTTTTGGCCGAGCTAACTCTGAACCGGTCAAGTGCTAACACATAGACAACTTAATTCTATAAGACTAAAAGACACACACAAATAGATAAGGGCTCAATTCAACTCCAACAAGAGTTGCACCCGAATTACTAGACTCAAGCCAAATCTAGGGTTATCAATATCTTACACAAACAAACACCCCTGCCGACAGGAAGGTTGC